TCCTGTCAGACCAAATCTATGAGCTGAACATGGAGTCTTTCTATGAGATTACTCAGACAACGATTCGAGGTTTAAACGGAACTGAGTTCATATTTGCTGGTATTAAAAACAATACCAATAACATTAAATCCATTGAAGGCATTGATGTAGCATGGGTTGAGGAGGCTCAATCCGTATCGGCTAACAGTTGGAATGTGCTGATTCCGACAATCCGTAAGCAAGACTCGGAGATATGGGTCAGCTTCAATCCTGAGCTTCCGACTGATGACACTTGGAAGCGTTTTGTGGAGAGTCCTCCTGAAAGCTCTGTAGTCGTAAAGGTCAATTGGAATGACAATCCTTGGTTTCCTGAAACCCTTAATCTAGAACGCTTATCGCTGAAATCTAGGGATTTATCGGCTTATAACAATGTGTGGGAAGGTGCTACAAGGAACACAGTTGATGGAGCTATCTTTGGTAAAGAGATGGAGCAAGCCGAGCTTGAGAATCGAATTACCAATGTTCCTTACGATCCTTCTAAGCCTTGTCATGCGGTCTTTGACCTTGGTTGGGCAGACAATACGGCTTGTTGGATTATTCAATATGTTGGATTTGACATACGAGTGCTGAGATATTTTGAAGATAACCAAAAGACTATTCAGCATTACCTAAGCCTAATGCAAACATTTGGATACATTTACGACACTATTTGGCTACCTCATGATGGAGCTGCCAAGTCATTAGGAACAGGAAAGTCTATTGAGGAAATTGTTAGAGCGACAGGATTAAAAGTTCAGATCCTTGACCGAGTTCCAATTACAGACTCAATCAACGCAGCGAGAACAATATTCCCAAGATGTTATTTTGATAGAAAAAATACAGAAGAAGGTTTAAACTGTTTAAGACATTATCGCTATGATGTTGATGAGCATGGAACTTTTAGTCAAAAGCCTTTGCATAATATCTACAGTCATGGTGCAGATGCTTGGCGGTATATTGGATTAATGGTTAATGAGCCTAAGAAAAGGCAACCAGTTAAACAAACTTATGCTCCTATGGGGAGTTGGATGGGATAGATATGGCAGATTATCAAGATCAAGACTCAAGCGAAGATAGTCGTATTAATGAAGCTAAAAAGTTTCTAAACCTTTGTAACGATACCGACTCTAACAATCGAGCTGAAGCTCTTGATGATGTAAGGTTTTGCGCTGGCGATCAATGGCCAGTAGATGTGCAAAATAGCCGAGTTCTAGAGTCTAGACCTTGCTTGACGATTAATAAGGTAGATGCCTATGTTCGTCAAATCTGTAACCAAATCAGACAGCAAAGACCTCGGATTAAAGTCCAAGGCATGAATAACGAGGCAGATGCCAAACTAGCTGAGATTCTTAGTGGTGTTTGCCGACACATTGAATACCAATCCTCTGCTGATGTCGCATACGATACGGCAGTTGAATACGCAGTAAAGATGGGTTGGGGTTACTTCCGAGTAATGACCGACTATATCTCTGATGATTCCTTTGAACAGGAAATCTACATCAGACCAATCGACAATCCTTTTACAGTCTATTTTGATCCTAACTCACAGCTTCCTGATGGATCGGATGCAGAGCGTTGTTTGATTACGACTGTCGTTAGTAAAAAGGCTTTTAAAGCTATGTATCCTGATAAGGATGATGGTCAAGGCTTTACTAGCCGAGGAACTGGTGATTCGGATGCAGAATGGGTTACTAAGGAAGATGTTCGGATTGCTGAATACTTCTACACAGTCAAGACTCCTACAAAACTGGTGCTTTTGTCAGATGGAACAAGTGTTTATCAAGACGAAATGCCTAGCGAACAAGCTCTAGCAGATGCAGGAATTACCATCATTGAGAAGCGAGATAGCTATAAGAAGCAGATTAAGTGGTGCAAAGTAACAGCTATGCAAGTGCTTGAAGAAGGAGATTGGGCTGGTAAATACATCCCCATCATTCCTGTCTATGGTCAGTCTTGCATTATTGATGCCAAGCACAAGAAGTTTGGCTTGGTCAGAATGGCAAAAGATCCTCAGCGTATGTATAACTACTGGACTACAGCTCTGACAGAATCTGTCGCTTTAGCTCCTAAAGCGAAATGGATACTTGCTGAAGGTCAAGACGAAGGACATGAACTAGAGTGGAATCAAGCTAACATTAAAGCTATGCCTGTATTGCGTTACAAGCAGACTGATTCGGAAGGTAGAGTTGCTCCTCCCCCAACTCGCTTACAACCTGAGCCTCCTCCTGCTGGTATCGTTACAGCGACTCAAGGAATGTCTAACGATTTAATGACTGTCGTAGGCATCTATGATCCTAGTCAGCTCCCACAAGGAAACATTTCAGGTAAGGCTTTAGCTGGTCAGCAACAGCAAGTCGATATGGTGAACTTCCACTATTACGACAATCTGACTCGCTCTATTGCCTATTGTGGTCGCATCATTCTTGATCTGATTCCTCAGATTTACGATACAGAGCGTGTCATGCGAATTATCGGAGCTGATGAAAAGCCTGAAATCGTTACCTTAAATCAACGAGTAACGGATGAACAAGGTGTCGAAAAGATCCTTAATGATGTGTCTGTTGGTCGCTATGATGTGGTTATGGATACAGGACCAGGCTTCTCAACCAAGAGAACAGAAGCTGTCGAAAACATGATGACTTTACTTGCTGCTGATCCTAACCTTATGCAGACTGCTGGTGATCTTATTTTCCGAAATATGGACTTCCCAGGCGCTGAAATCATTGCCGACAGACTCGCAGCTTCCAATCCATTAGCTCAAATTGACGAGAAATCAGATGTTCCTCCTCAAGTTCAGATGCAGTTGGCACAAGCTCAACAGACGATTCAGCAATTACAGCAAGAAAAACAGATGTTGGCTATGGATATTAAATATGGCGCAACAATGCAACAAGCCAAAGAAGATGCTCATACCAAGCGCACTCTTATGGAAACAACTGCTAGAGCTTATAACACTCAAACAATGGCAGAAGTTAAGGTCAATGACCAAAATACTCGATCCATTACAAGTCAGAATAAGACAGAAATTGATGCGATTGTTAAGCTACTTATTGCCAATCTTGATACAAGACAGTTGGAAGCTGAGATTGAGCGTAGAAATGATGAGCAATTTGCCTATGCAAAAGAAGCTGCTAGTGATATAGCGCATGAGTCCAATCCTTTAACTGGAGCGCCTCAGACCAATATTCCTATGCCTCAAAGAGATATGGCTTTAGAGCCAATCCAACCTCAACCTATGCAACAACCTATGCAACCCCAACAACCTATGCCACAAGGAGTTCAATAATGCCAAGCCCAACCCTAGGAACAAGATTAATCAAGAAATTTGGTGATGATGCCCACAGGTCTGAAGTCAGACACAGTAAAGAATGGGAAGAATACCAAGTTCATCACTATGAAGATGGAAAACATATGGGGAAAGGCCCTGTTTCTTATCATGGAGATGACAAAGAAGATGCTATGGATACAGCAAAAATGGCTTACGAACAAAGAGCTAAAAAGCGTGAAAAAGCTGAGAGTCCTAACCGATCAATTGTTACCTCTGAAAATCGTAAAGACTTTATTGAGAAGAAACTAGCAGAAAAGAAATAATATTGTTTTAAATAAGTTTTAGTGGTAAAAATGAATTGTTTTAAACCTACCAATGGGATCATTGGGTTAAATCTTGAGGAAAACTCATGGCAGAAGTGCAAGAAGCAAAACAAGCTGGAAATGTAGTAACAAGTGATAATTTAGCTGAATGGACTATGAATCGTCTTGGTTTAGCTACCGAGGAAGCTCCTGTTGAGGCTGATGAAGTTGAGGAAACTCCTGAATCAGAGCCGATAGTTGAAGCTGAAGGTGAGAGTGAACAAGAATCAGAACCTGAAGCGAAAGTAACAGAGGAACGGAAACAAAATCCTAAACTCGAAAAGCGGTTTTCGGAGCTTACTAAGGCTCGTAAATTGGCAGAAGAAAACGCTGCCAAGGCACAAGCTGAAAAAGAGGCTTTGGAAGCTAGACTTAGGGAATATGAAGAACGGAACGCTCCACAGCAAAAGGTGGAAGATCCAATCGGAACAGAACCTAGGGCAGATCAGTTTGATGATGCTTTTGAATATGCAAAGGCATTAGCGGAATGGTCAGCAGAAAAAGCGTTATACGATAGGGATCAGCAAGAAGCGGTTCGCAAAGCTGAAGAAGAACGCTCTAAAGTCTTAAAGACTTGGAGTGAGAAACTTGAGAAAGCAAAGCCTAATTTAGCTGATTTTGACGATATTGTTGAATCGACTAAAGTCGTTGTAAGCAACGAAGTTAGAGATGCAATTATTGAATCGGATGTTGGCCCTGAGATTCTTTATTATCTAGCTAGTCTAGAGGAAGAAGAAGCTGAGAAGTTCCAAGCATTGCCTATTCCTAAAGCGCTTAGAGAGATTGGGAAGTTGGAGGCTAAATTTGAAAAGCAAGAAATTGCTGAAGAAAAGCCTATAAGTAAGCCTGTTACTCAGAAGTCTAAAGCTCCTGCTCCTCTTAGTCCAATAAGAGCAACTGGAAGTGCAATGGAAACACCTATAGGCTCAGATGGTGAGTTTCATGGGTCTTACCAAGCATGGAAAGCAGCTCGTAAGGCAGGAAAGATCAGGTAAACCCTAATTTCTTTTAAGGAAAAGAGAAAATGAGTAATACCTTATTAACCATTAGCAAGATCACCAACGAAGCGTTGATGGTCTTGGAAAACGAATTAACTTTTACATCTGAAGTAGATCGTAACTATGATGACCAGTTTGCTGTAGTCGGTGCAAAGATTGGTAACACAGTCAATGTCCGTAGACCTGGTCGCTTCATTGGAACGACAGGCCCTGCGCTTAATGTTGAAGATTTCAACGAAACTTCAGTTCCTGTAACTCTCTCAACCCAGTTCCATGTGGATACACAGTTCACTACTCAGGATTTGGCATTGAGCTTGGATATGTTCTCTGATCGTGTTTTGAAGCCAGCAGTTGCTGCTATCGCCAACAAGATTGACTTAGATGGCTTAACAATGGCTAAAAACAGCACCTACAATACTGTAGGAACGGCTGGAACTCCTCCAACTGGCTTGATTACCTTCTTGAACGCTGGTGCTTACCTTGATTCTGAAGGCGCTCCTCGTGATGGTCGCAGAGCAGTTGTTATTGATCCATTCTCAAGCGCAACGATTGTTGATAGCTTGAAGGGTCTTTTTGTTCCACAAGAAGCTATTTCTGCTCAGTATCGTAAAGGCTTGATGGGTCGAGATTCAGGCGGTATGAACTGGAAGATGGATCAGAACATTGTGAACCAAACTTACGGATCATTCGCTGGAACAGCTACAGTCAATGTGACTACAGCTACTGGTTTCTTGACTAGCGGTTGGGCTTCTAGCGCCAACATTACTTTGACTTTGACTAACACAGTTAGCCTAAATCAAGGTGATACTTTCACTATTGCTGGTGTATTCGGTGTAAACCCACAGAATCGTCAGTCTTACGGCAAACTGCGTAATTTCGTAGTTAATACTGCTGTTAGTGGAACTGGTGGAACTATTACAGTCAATGTATCTCCTGCTCCAATCAGCGCTGGTCAGTTCCAAAACATCAGCGTAACAAGTTCAGGCGCACAAGCTGTAACTTTCTTCAATAGCTCAGGAACTGTTAGTCCACAAAATATCCTCATGCACAAGAACGCATTTACTCTCGCAGTAGCCGATCTTGAGTTGCCTGAAGGTGTTCATTTTGCTGGTCGAGCAAGCGACAAGGAAATTGGTCTGTCACTGCGTGTAGTTCGTCAATACACCATTAACAACGACTCCATCCCAACTCGTTTGGATGTTCTATACGGATGGGCGCCTCTCTATCCTGAGTTGGCTTGCCGTATCGCATCTTAATTTTTTAGCTAACGAAAGGAATAAATCATGGCTAATCCAGGACCAGCATCAACAGTATCCACAGTCTATCTATTCAACGGCAATGCAGCAGATGGTATTGCCCTTGGTGTAGCTGGTGGAAAAATCGGCTTTTATGGCGAAACTCCAGTAGTGCAAGCTGCTGCAATTACTACAATTGCAACAAACGCTACAGGAACAGCAATTTCTACAGCAGTTAATAGCATCATTACTGCATTGCAGAACATTGGTGTAACAGCCTAATCATGTCGTAAATCAAAGCTCACTCCCAAAAGGGGTGGGCTTTTTCTTTTGTGAAGGGAAGAAATGCACATAACTATTGCTATTCCAGCCTATACAGGCTCGGTTTATATGGCAACTATGAGATCCTTGGTAAACGATCTTGTAATGCTTGTTTCTAGGGGGGATACATTTACCCTAATTGATGACATAGGAAGCGCTTATATAGCCGATTGCCGAGGCGCTATAGCCTCTAATTTCCTAAAGACAGAATCCGATTGCCTAGTCTTTGTGGACTCAGATGTAGCATGGGGAAAAGGCGCTCTTTTACGACTTGTGGATCATAAAGTTGATCTAGTCGGTGGAATTTACCCTTATCGAGTTGATGAATTAGGCTTTCCAGTTAAATACCTAGATAAACCTGAACTTTGGGCAGATCCTGAAACTGGTTTGCTAGAAGTCGCTGCCATTCCTACTGGATTTATGAAAATCAGTCGTCATTGTTTAGAACAAATGGTGCAAGCCTATCCTGAGCAATATTTCCATGATGGAGCTAAAGACAATTTGTTTTATGACCTTTTTGCTCATATTGCTGATGGAGATAAAAAATACGGAGAGGATTATTCATTCTGTTTTAGGTGGAGCAAATTAGGTGGTAAGGTTTGGTGTGATCCTGAAATTAAAATGGGTCATACAGGAAATAAAACCTTTGTAGGTCATTTCGGAGATTGGCTAAGAAATCGTTAATATTATTGAATATTTACAAAAAAATAGGATAATGGGATAGTAGTTCAACCCTCTTTGCAAAGGAAAAAACATGACCTCAAATACTAAAGCTCTAGGTGTAGCTTTCGCAGATCCTCAGCTTGACAGCATTACTCTTACAACTGGTTTAGTCGAAATTTTAGCTCTTGATATTGCTATTACTGACAATGTAACCACTACTACAGCTCCTGCTAATAGCCTAGCCGTTACTTCTAACGCTACTGGAACTGGTAAATTGTGGATGTCTGATGGTTCTAAGTGGCAACAACTTGCTGCAATTTAAGGACAAATCATGTCTAATACTATCGTTTTGCGATTACAAGCGCAGACTACAGCATTATCGGTAGGAGCTACAGCTCATGCTGCTGTTACTGTTTCTTCAGTAGGCAATAATCAAGTCAATTACGCAGCGTTTTTAAATGCTGGAGCTAATTCAGTAGCTATTGAGATTTCTCCTATAGGAATTACTGCTACTACAGCAACGCTTCCTGTTGATGGAACTAATGGTTCTTTTGTATTGCCTCCTTTGATGACTCAGCCTATTGTTTTAGCTACTCCAGCAAATAACTTCCAAGTATCTGCTATTGGTTCGGCAACAGGCCCTGCTCTTGTTTATATAACTCCAGTTGGGAATCAGTCTTAAAAATTAAAGGGATGCTTTATGGCTAATCCATCAGATTCAACAGTTCAGAATCTACTGCCTGTTCAGGCTTATTTTGATGTTCAAGGTAATTTTCAAACTTTTATTGGTCAAAATAAGCCGTTTTATGCTATTCCTGATCCTAATCAATCAGGTCTTAACATTACCAACAGCACCATTAATAGCACTACTATTGGTGTAACAAGTCCTGCTGTTGCTTATTTTACTTCAGGATATGTTTCTGTAGCGCCTACAACTGCTACAGGAATTGCCAATAAACAGTATGTAGATTATTACGCTGCTGGATTAAGTTGGAAACAACCAGTAAAAGCTGCTTCTTTAGCAAATATTGCATCGTTATCAGGTTTTCAGACTATTGATGCTGTTCCATTGACTGATGGGGATCGAGTTCTTGTTAAAGACCAAAGCCTATCAAAGAACAATGGTATTTATGTAGTCCGATCAGGAGCGTGGGAATACGCTGTAGGAGCTGATAATTGGGAAGAATATGTAGGTGCTATTGTATTCGTAGAAGAAGGCTCACAAGCCTATTCTGCATGGTATAGCCTAGCTCAAGAAGGTGGAACTCTTGGAGTTACAGCTCTTAATTGGGCTAACTTTAGCGTATCTTCTGTTTATTACGCTGGAACTGGATTAAGCCTAAATGCTGGTGTATTTAGCATTACCAATACAGGTGTTATTAACGCAACTTATGGATCTGCAACAACTTCACCGACTATTGCAGTAAACGCACAAGGTCAAATTACTTCTGCAAGCAATACAACCATTACTCAAGCAGTAGGATCAATTACTGGTCTAGGAACTGGTGTAGCAACTGCATTAGCGGTCAATATTGGCTCTGCTGGTTCTGTTCTTGTAAATGGTGGAGCATTAGGAACACCAGCTTCAGGAAATTTTAGTTCAGGAACATTTACATGGCCAACCTTTAACCAAAACACTACAGGAACTGCTGCTGGTTTATCGACAACTCTAGCAATTTCTAGTGGTGGAACTGGTCAAACTACAGCTTCTGCTGCGTTTAATGCGCTTTCTCCAATTACAACTACTGGTGATTTAATCATCGGCAATGGAACAAATAGCGCAACTCGTTTAGCTATTGGCGCTAATAATACAGTTTTGACATCAAACGGAACTACTGCATCGTGGGTATCAGGATCAAGTTTTATGGTTTATCCAGGTTCAGGAATACCAAATTCAACTGGTTCTGCATGGG